TGCCAGTGATGATAGGACCGATTAACGGAATGAACCCAAGCATCAATTCACCACTGTTCCACCAGTAGCATCGGTCATATTTCTACGCCGAGCTATTTCATCGACAGCCCCTTTGACTAGTGTAACTGTACCTATACCAATCAACTGCTTAGGCTTGAACTCAGTGAAGTCATAGCTGGTAAACGGAGACCAATCTAACGAGCCTACTACTGCTATCAGGAAGCCTGATAACATCGTAGCACGAGCTAGAAAGATCGTCTCTGAATACTTGAACCAAGACTTGGTGTGTTCCCACGCTGTCTTAGGCGACGGCGGTGGTTGTATTACCAGTAACGGGGACGAGGACGGGAGTTCCGGTTCCAAGGACTTGACCTTTAATTGTTGAGACGTCTGCTTTCACTGCAGCGAAGTCAGCTTCAATGCCAGACACGCCTTGCTTACCTAACAGGAAGCCAACTAGGAATGTGAAGACAGAGAAGCCTGCGGTTATGTAGAATGAGGTAACGTATTCGATCATTGTTTGATTCCAAGTGATTTGTGATATTCGTACACAGTATACCCTATAAACGTTACAATAGCTAGTGCAATCGTGCAGCAGACAATCCAAGGCATATAGTGATGAGGAGCAGTGACAGCAGCGGCACCACCGGCAATCACGACACCTGTCGTAGAAGCCGCAGCACCGACATTGTCAGTCTTGAGGAAGAGATTCTTTTCAGCGGTACGACGCTTAGTCAAACCTGCCAAAGGAACAAGTTTGCCATCCTGCCTGACGTTGTTATAAAGCATGAACTTGTTAGCAGCCGTTTTGTAGTCTTTCTTGTTCAATGCCGTCAAAAGACTGGACTTACCAAGAGCACCAGTATTGAACTGGAATGACACCAACGCATCGAATTGATTCTGTGTCAACGGAACTTTAACCAATGAGTTAACACTAGCTTCGACTTTACTGAGATCCGACGCTAGGATTGAATCAGCTTGATCTTTAGTGATTACTTGCCCAGCGTACACAGCAGGAGCACCAGCAGCGCTGGTATGCCCGTAACCAATAGTAAGAGTTCCTCGAGCCGTTGATCCAGCGGAAACGATGTGGTCGTTGGCATCATCATAGCTTTGGAGTATAAGACCTTCGTATTGTTCGATGAGCTTTCGCCCGTTTTGAGATGTTTTCATTGTTTTCCTTAACGCATTCTACGTGCACGGATAATGCCGTAAGCGGTATTAGTGCCTGAAGCAAAGTTGCAGAAGGCTATGAGATAAATTGTAGTAGTTGTAGATAGACTGAATCTCGATGGGCCCACAGGGACAATTTGAATTCCACTGATAGCAGAGCCAGATGCAAACAGCGCGTTAGTTTCTCGATCCAACGAACCATCTAATGTATTAGATGTTGCAGAGATACTTGAAGAGAAATTAGTTCCTGCGGATGAGTTAAACCAAACACTTCCTGATACATCCCAGTCACCTGCTGTCAATGAGATAGAAATGACATTAGCAGGAGTAGCAGAAGTGAGAGTGACTGCAGAGCCTATCGGGATATTAGCAGTGACGTATTCACCAATCTGACCTGTAAGAGCAGAACCAGTACTAGGTTCACCGGTGTAGTGTCCTGGAGAAACAACAGAACCGTTGATAGAAGTAGCTGTAGCTGCACCAATCGTAGGAGTAACTAAGGTAGGTGAAGTCGCAAATACGACTGAACCTGTACCCGTTCCACCTGTAGCATTAGTGAGATTTATTGCAGAAGGCGTACCCAGTGCTGGCGTAACTAACGTAGGCGAAGTACTTAGTACAACATTCCCAGTTCCTGTTGAAGTAGTAGTTCCAGTACCACCGTTCAGTACAGGTAAAGTTCCAGTTACACCTGTAGTAAGAGGGAGACCTGTAGCATTAGCCATTACCCCAGATGCTGGAGTTCCAAGAGCAGGAGTAACCAGAGTTGGTGAGGTATTGAAAACTACAGAGCCAGTACCAGTTTCATTAGTAAGTGCGGCAGCTAGATTAGCAGAAGACGGTGTTACTAGGAAAGTTTCCACACCCGTGGCCATTCCAGTGATTGCAGCGACAGGAAGACCTGTGACATTAGTCATAACACCTGAAGCCGGAGTTCCCAGTGCAGGTTGGAATAGAACAGGGTTATTAGCTCTGACCATTGCTCCAGTACCAGTAGGCGTTGTTGCCCAGGCACCAGTTAATGTACCTGTAGAGGTTACAGGAGAATTAGTAACAGTTATATCAGCAGGAAGAGAAAGACCTACGGAAGTAACAGAATTACCCCACTCCATTGCATAGTCTGCGTTACTCGACTTCTCAAGAACTTGACCTGTAGTACCTCCGGCTGGAACGCTAGCGATAGTTCCACCGTCTATAACTGTGTTTAAATCAATAAGTCGGACAGGAGAATTATTTGTGGCCGGTGCAGGTAGATTCAGCATCTGAAAGCTATTCATATCGACGTTACTTTCTATCTGATTAGGTGTTTGACCGTCGATAGAAAAAGTATTATCAAATGCAGTTTGAATAGTAGCGAAGTTATTATTTATAGTTGTTGCTGCAGTTGTAGCATCGATGAGATTGCCAACTGGGGAAAGAGTAATTTTATCCGTCATAGGACTGCCTTTATTTGAGTAACCCATAGATTAGCCGCAGCAATGCATCCCGGACCAGCAAAATGTGGTAGATTGCCTGGTCCTCTATAGGGTAAACCTAAGAGACTATCTAAATCTGGCCCCTGCAAAACGGTAGTTCCGTTCCACAGAGCTTCGATAGCTGCGCGTACAGCAGGAACTATAGTGACCCCATCGCTCTGAAGAGTAGACAGTGCTAATATCCACGGGGTAGTTGGATAACCGCCATTCTGAGTCAAACCCATCACAGTATTCATTTCAGAAGTGTATATAGATTGAGAGGTTGTTAAGTCTGATGTCCCTTGATCCCACAGGAATGCGGTAGGAGGAAAACCAAGCCATGTCATTCTCTGAGCTGCTGCGATAGGATAGTTGTAATAAAGATTATCTGAAGGTATCCAATTATGTAACGCAGAACCCGCGATAGCTACTGGACACATCACGACATTCTCATAGACACCTGCGGTTACTAGAAAGTCTGCTAGAGGCGTTTGATAAGAGGCGTAGGTAGATAATCCACTTGTACCTATTACTGGATTAGTCAGGAGAGTGCAGCTACCATCGTAAGGATTGACGTTGAAGACGTTGTTAGCATTGACAGGCATGTAGTCACTGCCATCAGTAGTACTGTTAGCGATGATACTTTGTCCTGCTGCTATAAAGACACCCGTAGTAGCTGGGTTTAAACCCAACAGACTAGTTGGAGTTTTTCCTGCTTGAGATATGTAAGCTGGTTCCGAAGTAGATAGGTAGATTTGAGTGAATGGATCGCGATTACCGCCTGAACAATACGTCACATCGGCACCGTACCTAACAGGTAGGCATAACTGGAACTACCATAGAAGGATTGTGTACCACTCCCGTTGCCCAGTTCCATCATTGTATAGATGGTTTGACCTAGACCAGGAACACTGTTGTAACTTAAACTGAAAGGTAAATATGTAGCGTTAGCGATTATCGAACCTTGAGCAGATACGCTGTCTGGAGACGTAGCGTTCGTAGAGATGGAGATAGCTACCGTTTGACCTTCGGCCGTACCTTGTGCAAGAGCACCTTGAGTAAGACTTACAGTCATACCAGCAGGCATGCCATTGAAGACAACGACTGCATTCTGTGAATTAGCGTTGACCGGGTGCCACGCAGCAGTTGACCAACTCCAGAATGCAGACGGCTCTACCCTGAATAGTCGTCGAATAGCAGGTTGGTAGTTGTTGAAAAGTAGTCTAAATTGCTGAGAGTCTGTAGCCTGTCCATTAGCTGAAGCTCTAAATGAACCTAGATACGTAGCTAGCTGGGCTGCTACAGTAGTGGTGTTGCCGGGAGCAGAACCATAACGAAGAGTAATACTATTAGCATTAACCCATTTACCATTGAGTAGAGATATCTGAGTTGTGCCTGCGCCTGTGCCTCTAGAGTTAAGGTTAGACCAAGCAGGGCCTGTTCCAATCCCAACAGCCGTTCCAGTCCAATAAGCAAAGACATCATAGGCGTTATTTGAAGCTATATAGCCCGGGTCAGATGTAGTACTGTCTAGTGCAAGAGCGATTTCAGAAAAGGTATGAGTAACCCAATTAGTTCCGTTGAAGATAGTGACGTTACTATTTTCTACGGGAGTGAAGTAAATAGTTGTAGCTCCAGCAACATCAGATGTAGTAACAGGAACACCGCTCACAAGAGTCAGACGACCTGTAGTAGAAAGGACTAATTGTCCGGCTGCTGTCGCTGAAGCAGCGGCTGCGGTAGCTGATGCGGCTGAAGACGTAGCTGAGCCTGCAGAAGATGTAGCTGAAGTAGCTGAATTCTCTGAATAAGTTTGAGCTTGGGCTAATGCAATAGAAAGATCAACACTATTTTGAAACTGTTCAAATTCAGTAAGATCAGCAAGTCTTACTGGAGAACTTTGAGAAATAGGTGTTGGTAGATTAAGAATTGGATTGCTATTCATATCTAACTGAGACTGCATCTGATTAGGAGCAGTCCCACTTAGAGAAAGTACATCAAGGAATGCCTCCTCGATAGTAGTATTGTTGCTGTTGATTGCATTAACAGCAGTAGTTTCGTTTTGTAGATTTACGAGGTCTGTTAAGACAATCTGTTCAGCCATTATGCACCAGTCGTAACCGTGGTCCAAGTAGTAGAACCAGTCGTGTTAACGTACATACGAGTAATAGTAGAACTGCCATCTATGCGAAGATACAGAGAGTTAGCAGGAGCAGTAAACGTCGGAGCGCCAGTACCAGCGAAGATACCAATGCGAGAGGTATTGGCGATAAGACCGCCAGTCATTGCATCGGTTGTAAATCGGTGACCATCAGCGTCTAAGTTCTGACCTGCAAAAGCAGCGTGAAGATTTGTAATTGACATTATGTTTCCTTAGAAAGAATGGGGCTTTGAAGTAATCTGGGCCCCATAACTTTTACTGAGTGATCGTACCGATACCACGATATCGAATACGAACCTTAACCGTACCAGCAGTGAAGGTTCCAGCCGCCGTAGCGGTGATGTAACCTGAACCCTGCGTAGCAGCAGCGGGTTGCGTACCAACGATAGTACCAGCTCCCGTGACACCACCAGTGAGAGTGGTCGAAGAACCAGCGCTCATAGTAGCAGTCGCGAGGACGTTAACCAAAGTAGTATTGCCGTAGGGCGACGGGGTAATCGTCGTACGGTCAGTACCCATCAGGCCAACGCTGAGAGTAGTACCACCAGCAGCAGCAGCGCCTTCTACATCGACGTTCACCGATTCGATGAACACCTGCCCGTTGAGCGGGAAGAAGGTCGTGTTGCTGATAATCGTAGGAGTAGTCGTAAGAGTAGAGAGGACGATAGTAGCTTCTATGTCACGGGTTTCACCGTAAGACAGATAGTCACCAGCGACTTCGGGGACAGCCTTTTGCGTTCCATATTGGATATAAAGACCATCGTTGTTCAACCAAGAACCACCAACCATTGTTATGTCTCCTTAGCTAGGAACAACAGAGGTGCTGGTGAGGATGGTGACCATGTTCTCCGGCCGATACAGCTTGAAGCCGTATTCAGCAATCGTCAGATACTCTTCCTGCTGGAGATCTTTGTTGAACTCCGAGTAGACAGTAGGCATTTGACGGAAGCCGCCGATCCAAGGCGTAGTATCACCGGGGGTCGCGGAGAAGAAGTAGTTGGCAACACCATTCGTAACCGCAACGGAATTGATCATCTCGCTGATACCACCGGGAAGGTAGTTCGAAACGTAGATGTCAAAACCGAACACGTTAAACCGGAATTTAAATCCAGTAACGAGGCCGTCACGGGAAACATCTCCCCACATTTGCTGCGGGCTGAGAAGGTTAACCATGTTAGCTTGGGTAGCTAGGGTGTAAGCAACCGACGGGTCAACAACCGCAACAAGATTCGTCATGGGCACGTTCGCCTTAGTAAGGGCGTATTGCGCACGAGCGAAGTCCGCGAGAGTAAGCGCTTGGCTTGTGCCAGTAGCTACCCAGCGGTGATCTGCTGTGTTGATGATGTTGGGGTTAGATGCAGTCTGTCCCGCATTCGCCTGAGCGAAGATACGAGTTTCAACGGCTTCCATGAGAGCGCGATGCTGCCGAGGCACGAATGCCGCGATAACGTCCGCGCTGTAAAAGCTGTCACGCTTAAATTTCTCAGAGATTGCGTTAGCTGAGTACTTGTACTGGTCGAACGAGAACTGGAAGTTACCAGTATCCATTTGATTGTACTTGATCGCCTGATTTTCATTGAAATCAGCCGTTTCAGCTTCACCAATCGACGGGACATTTAACGTGTAGCCATCGGGGAAGTCGGAGAGAACTTTGACAAACTTCATAGCGTTCAATTCATCAAGAAGAAGTTCTTTGATATTACGAGACCAAAGACTAGTCCTAATGAGAAATTGATTAGATTGGTCTGTAAAACCAGCCATAAAGTATTCTCCTTAGTGGGAATTATCCAGCTGCACCGCTGAAGAAGGCTTCGCCTTGCTCCATAGCGTCATTGTGCATCTGAACTGCGATTTTAGGATCTAGATACAACATCGGCTTTGTCTTCTTGAGTTCCTGATAGTAAGCGTAATCACGCTTCACAGTCTTGGGAACGAAGGAATCCATGCGACGGTCGTTGCGTGGAGGTGCCTGAAAGTTGTTACCTGTCTGTTGCTCATTAAGCCCCATGACGCGAAAGAACGCTTCGGGGGATTTCTTAGCAAGGACATTGACGTCTTCATCAGACAATCCGAGTGTACTAGCTTGTTCTTTAAGAACGTCTTTGGTGTTTGCACCGAAACGTTCGTTTAGTCTTTTCTGAACGGCATTGAAGTTACTCGTTTCCATCTCGCGGAGACGATGCTGTTGCATCCTGTCTGTAACGAGCTTGTCGATATCTTCGACGTTCAAAGCTTTGGGCTGGTCTTCAATCGCAGGGGGTGTTTCGCGTTGAGGTTCTCTCGCTGAATTCAACTGATTCAGAAGGTCTTCGAGGTTGGCCCGAGTCTGGGTATCACTACGGAGAGCGAGGATGTCATTGCGCATTTCATCTTTTTGTCGCTCTAATGTCTTGATATAAAGATCAGACTCTGCTTTAGCTGCTTCAAGTTCTTCGCGGGACTTGTCTTTCCACTTTGCGATGATTTCTTGTTTAGCTACGTTGTTATTTTGGTCAGGATTAGTATTGGTATCAAATAGGCTGTCAGCCATGTTATTCCTTGTGGTCGAGGTTTATTAGTTTGTTCATCTTACGCAGGCACCGGCGATAACCATTAATGTCTGCTTGTCGATACGCCCAGTTGACGTTACTATAGTCATTCTCGATACTGACAAGATCAGCTTCTTCTTCGTCAAGAAGAGCTTTCAGTCTGTTTAAGACTGACTTGCTACCGTAAATGCTATTCTTTAATTGTTCGATCTCTTTAGGATCTTTGAGGTGTTTCCACCAGCTCGAGATCATTGCGGGACATTGCCCGGATCAGGAGGTGTACCCGGCTCTTGAAAAGCTCCGGGAGGGCCGGGAGGACCAGCAGGAGTGCCGGGACCGGGAGGCGAAGCAGGATTAAGCTGCTGACCTTCGAAAGCCTGTGTGGCTTCTTTCATCTTATCAGCTTTGTGTTGCTTCTGACGCATCTGGAGTTTAGACATCATTTACTCTTTGTATAAGAGCCATAAGCGGACGTAGGTCCAACACGTGGCATTGAATAAGAACCGGGTCCCGCGCCTATAGCCATAGTGCTTCCCACGCCTGCCCAGCCTTGCGGGTCGTCTGTGCCATTCTTATCCATTGTATAAGACGAAGTTGCAGGCATGTTATGCGCCGGATGATCGTCTTGCTGCATAGGTAGATCTGACATTATTTTACTCCTCGTTTCTTATCGAGGGCTTTGTCTTTGGCAGAGCCGATCTTGATGCCGTTCTGCTTATCGTCAGACTCATCAGACTCGATGGTCCACTTCTTAGTTCCAGACTTGCTGGTAGGTAGAGTACTCATTGTGTTCCTAGAGTTCCTTTAGGTGTTGCGCTAGCCGGAGGATTGCGCTGCAATCCCAGCGGCGGTTGATTAGTTTGTGGAGGCTGAACACCACTCATGTCGTAGTCTTCGCCTTGTCCTGTAGCTGTTCCAGCCGCAGCGTGAAGCTTTTCTTGAGCAGCTTGCATCAATGCCTGACCATCAGTCTGTTCGGATATCTGAACGAATGGCTGGACTACTTCGTAGTCTGCAAGGTCGAAGATGTTCTCGACTATCTTGGCAAGCTTGATGCCGCTAAAATGAGGCTGAACCGTGGGCCAAAGTCCACTTCCAGTGAGCGAGGTAAGGTTTTGTATAAGCTCAGCTTGTTCAGCAAAGTGTCGGGCAGCGATAGGTTTAATACGACCTACGCCGGTGATGTCCTCGACAGTGAGCGTTTCGAAGCTGGCTGTATTGAATTCGTCATCCATTACCTTAATAACCGTAGCGCCAGTTAGATTACGTCTTGCCATCTCTAGCATAGCGTTAAGCAACGGTTCTACGATTTGTTCTTCGAATTGATTGATCTTATTCTGGAATACTCGTGCAGAGGCGTTCTCAAGGCGCTGCACTTCGTACTTCGTCTTCTCTCCGGGAGAACGGAAGCCCATGGCCTCTTTAGGAGCGCCTGCCATTTCTTCCATCAGTGACATCATGCTAGCTATGTCTTGGACTAGCTGTTGAACGTTGATGTCAGGTTGCAGGAGTTCTACGTCACCTTCGTCTGAAACGAAGATCTTCTCGGCAGGACGCCATACAAAGTCTTCCACGAATCCCTTAACCTTCTGCACAGGGTATGTGCTCAGGTCCATCATGTCGGCCTTCATGTTCTCCATGTGGTCGATACGATACTGCATACCTACAAGGTTATCCAGCGGACCCATACCATACAGGTTATCCTGTCGCTTGCGCCATGGCACGTGGTAAATTGGAGGTTGACCGAAAAAGGAAGGATTAGGCTTGTTGCCAATAACCTTGTGACGGTCCACTACTGTGACAACACGGTTCTTTTGGAACTCGCCTGTTATCCAGTCAAACCAGTCGCCATAATACGTAAGGACTTCACAATAGTCTGACAGTAGGTATGCCCTGAAAGATGAGAATCCATCCA